AAATCCCAAAAATTATCAATCTGACCACTGATCGCTTGTTCTAGCATATCTAATACTTGTTGACTGTATTTCATAATGGTTTAAATCCTTTCAGTTTTTTACGTTTCATCATAGTTACTACAACATCTGTATCAGGCTCAGTGATGTAGAGGATACCGTTATAGTACCTTGCAAGTCTACCGCCCTGCTCTGATACATAATTAGGAGGTAGAGAAAAAGCTGCCTTTACTGTTTCATAATTGTAGGTAAACGTGCCGTCTTTGCGCCTCATACGTTCTATGTAGCGTGCTATTGCATGATCTCCAAACACTATACCGTCATTCTTGAAATTAAAGTAAGCCTCTACCGCCTGTTGTTTCTGCTTGTCTGACAGTTTCTCTTGAATGTCCCCCTTGAAATAATTGACAATCCTATTATCATACCTCAAGGAGTCTTTTTCTGATCGACTCAACGACTTGAAATCACTATAAGACTTGGGTGCTTTATTTCCCAAATTTTGTAGTATTTCAGAATACTCCTTTTTAGAGCGTTTGTCAATAGTTTTGTATAGTTTTTTTACAGTGTCGTCATTATAGTAGTATTTCTCTCTAGCATAATCACGATGTAGGAAAGAGTGTTGTTTGAGATAATCTCTCATGGCTCCCTGTTTGATCCTAACCTTGCTTTTATACTTGTCTATCAGCTCCTGGTCACCTAGTTTCTCTGCCACATGCAAAAGCTCCTTAGATTTCCTGATAGACCTCTCTAGGGCTCTCTGCTTAGCCTGTACGTTTGCATTTTCTATAGCCTGCTCAGGTGTTAGGTCTTTCAAATAATCAGGCAAATCAGGCTTGTAGTTAACTCCTGGGATGTATGGTGTCATCTCATGAGTGCAATTTATCCCCTGACAGCCAGCAGGATGACCGTAGCCATAATCAGCTAAAGCTAGGACACGCTCTCCATTTACTTCTCTAGCAACCCCAGTAGTTACTATCTGATGTTGCAGAGGGGCACACATCTCTCTTGCTGTGGCCTTTTTGTGATAGTAAAAGGTATCTATCCCCAACTCCTCAGCTGGAGCCATTCTGACCTCACGATAGACACGCCAAGCCGTCGATTTGATGACTTGCCTAGCGTAAGTGTCAGCTTTCCAGTGTTTTCCTTGGCTATCTGTAAAGCCATAAAAACCCTTTTCAGCCCATTTCATGACTGTATCAGAGATTGCTTTATCTGATGTAGTGAGTCCTGTGACAACCTTAGCCACGCTCTCCTGGATTATGGACTGATAAACCTTTCTGACACTCATTGGTAGAGTGGTATTGATGAGGTTGTCTATATCTCCCATGGCCTGATTGACATAAGCAGCCAGATTGGCCTGAATGAGTGAGTTACCAGCAAAACCACCTCCACCAGTTGCCTCTAAAAGCTGTTGTTTGGTGTCTTTATAGATTTTGTAACCCTCATTTTGGATAACATGCCTAAGTTGCTCCTCAGCAATACCTGAACGGTCAGAAATGAGCTTGACATTGTCCTCATTGAGTAGGCCCATCTCATTCATTTTCTCAAGTTGCCAAATATAAGGGTTATCATCAAGGCTAGCAGAGCCGCGCTCTTTGAGACGATCTATTACCTGGTCAAAAAGGTCAAGAGTTAGCTGATGATAGATGTCTGCAACCTGACTAGCGTCAAGCATTAGCTGCTCATCATTTAGCTTGATTGGTTTCTTCTTGTCATCAGCCATCTAATCACTCTCCGTAAACTTCTACATCCTCAAGACTGCGCTCTCCACTAGCCTCATCAATAGCATTGCCACTGATTTCAGCTTTGATTTTTTTAGCTTTTTCAGGAGTCACATTCAAAACTTTCTCAATAGCCATGACATCCGTAGCAAAACCAGCATTTACAACCTTAACCCAGTAGTCCAGCTCAGCATTTCGGTCTGTAAAAACTCCATCATCAAGGTTAATGCTGATTTTCTCCATTTCAGGGATGTTTCCCTTATAGAGACTGTAGGCTTTGCCTAACTCTAACATTGAGATAATGAGTTCTTTCAAAGACTGCTCTACTAAGCTGACAATGCTGTTTCTCATCTGATAAGTGTCAGAGTTCTCTGATACAACCTCAGTAGCTGTTTTCAAGCTCTTACCGTCAAATGTAAAAGTTCCAGAAGATACTCCTATCTGCATTTCAAAAATTGCCAGGATCTTATTGATAGCCTTAATGTAGTCATCCGATCGGATAGGCGTTGTAAGGTCGGTAATACCTACCCCCTTGTCCATATCTCCTGAGTCAATCTGTTCATAGACGTTACGTCCAGCCTCAAACTCACGCTTGACTGTGACATTCTCGCCCTCCTGATTGTACTCAACTTTAATCATCTGACTAGGGACGGCCACTCTACGCTGACCCATCTTAATCTCCCACATAAACTCATCATAGGTGGTATTAAGAAAGTCCATTGTAGTCTTGGCATTGTCAAAGATAGACAACCCAAGAGCTGAGTTAATATCTTTATTATTCATCCCTGGAGTTTTCAGATAAGTAAAGAGTGGGCGACTCAAGCCGTTCAGGTCTACCACTTCCTCAAGATCCTCATAGAGGTCTGACAGAGGAACCCTAGAGCCTACCACGTTCTGATTATCAGACTTGTAGAGCTCGTTAGTGACTGTGTACTTGTCATCCTTGCCCCATTCGTGCAGTTCAATCAGTGTGTAAAACTTCTGCTTGTTACCCTCTGACTTGATTGTCTTAGTGATAATAGCAGCGCTAGAGACGTCCTGTGTGTTACTTTGTAGAGGCAAAAAGACAGGCGCTTGAATGAAAGAGACTCTTACCTTGTCTCTATCAACGTATGGCCTCATAGCTAATCCACCAAGTGCCAAACCACTCTCCAGGTAACGCTCAAAATTCTTGACAAATCTGTCATCTTGTAGCTGTTTCTGAATGAATTTATTAGCGTCCTTGTCGTCTAGCTTAATTTCAGCCTGTTCATTAAATACTAGGCTTGCAATCTTCTTGGCTGCTGTACGTCCAATAGGTAGATGGTTGAAAGCTCGCTTTTGAGGCGTGCCGTTACTGTCAATATACTCAATCTGTGGGTAATGTCCTGCATAATACTTGAGATTTTCCCTAATACGGTCATACTCTGTGGATGACACTGCTATTTTAGGGTGATCAGTGATATTCGTTAAGTTCTGTGTTGTCATCACGTACTTGCTCCTTGTGAAAAAATTCTTGATAGTCTTTACTATTCCCATTGTTAGCTCCTTTAGGCTTTTAGTCTTAGCTCTCTAGCGTTGTCTAGGACAAAATACTTGAACTCGTCTACCGTGTGGTCATCTTCCTTGATGACTTTGGGGTCATCTGTGTTGAGTGACTTGTCATCATAGCGGTACATCTTATGCTCCTCTACAAAGATCCTGTTATTAGGGATGTCAAGGTAGTAGAAACGCCCCTCAGCTAGTAGACTGATAACCATATCAATCATAGTCTGATTTTTCTTTTTGGCCACAGGGTGCCAGCGCTCGCCATAATCTTTGAAATACTGGTTACGCAAAGCCCCCTCAGCACTATCAATAGTCATCTTGAGTTTAGGTACTCTGTAGGTCTTCATGACCTTGTCTATAAAGTCATGGATCATCACAGAGAGCTCACTAGGTGCCTTTTTGATTGTCTTGCCAGCTGGACTATAGTAGAACGTATCAAGTAAGATAACATTGCCCTTGGCAGTGAGGCCGTAAGCTCCACAGGCCGTCGCTGACTGTTGGTGTCCTGTGTCCAAGGCAAATGATATACCTATCACTTTGTCGTTGTCTGGGAGGCTTTCTAGTGGCTTAAAATAGCTCATGTTGTAAACATGATTACCTAAACCGATTACCTCGCCCAAATACATCCAACGATAGTAGTCAGGGTCCGTCTCCTTGTAGCGTTCTATCTTGTCTTTCATCTGCTTAGACAAAAAACCTAACTTGTCATCAAGGTAGGTGCTGTGATGTATCATGTAAGTTGGGTCACTAGCTTTCTCAGCAACCCACTCATTTATCCAGTCATAGGGATTTCTTGGAGGGTTGTATGTGAAATAGACCTTGACCTCTTTGCCATTCGGTAGCTCTTGACGGATAAAAGTATCCTCAACTATATCAATATCTTCACGACCTGCGAACTCAGCCAATTCCTCGAACCATACGGCCATGACATAGCCTTTGGCTATCTTCTGGGATTTGAGTTTCATTGGATCGTCTACACCGTAAAAATAAAAGGCTGTACCTGTCTGCTTGTGGGTGATTTGTAAGGGAGATTTCCCAAACTTGAACTGATTAGCTAACCCCATCTCATAGATGGCCCATCTTATCTGTTCATACACTGACATTCTCAGGTATTTACCCACTTTACGCAAAACTACCACATTACCGTTGGGATCATTGATAAAGTCATTTACAAGGTCAATAGAGACTACTGATGACTTGGTAGAGGCACGGCCGCCCTTGAGCACTATATGACTCTTGAGTGTGTAGAGGACTTCATCAAATACTGGGTTAATCAGTTTCGCTAGATTCAGTATTGCCATTATACTCACTCCTATCAAATGTAAATCCAGTAATGACTGTGTCATCTTCATCATTAGAGCCTAGTTGAGCCTTGAGATTATCAATCCTCAAGCGTTGCTCCTCGGTAACAAGAGGGGAGCGTGTGAGCTCGTCATAGGTCTTAATCATGCTCTTAAGCTCTGACTGTGCTCTTGCCATTGCAGCTAAGGCCTTGCCTTGCTTATCCCATGCCGTGTGAACCTCATAATTTTCACTGCCTTTAGCTGTGCTGGCAATCAGCATGGTAGTAGTATCATCAACGTCCTGAACGTAAAGAATACGCTGAGCATGCAAAAGATTAGCATAGGTCAGCGTGATATTTTCCCAAAGGATGTCTATAGGCTGTTTTTCTGAAAGCTCTTGCGCTATCTCATATACCTCTTGAGGTAGATACTTAGCAAACAGTCCATGTTTGAGGGCGTTAGTGTTTCCCTTTGGTGCCCCATGCCCTAAAGCATTTTTACTACCCTTAGGAGCACCCCTCGGATTTTTGGAGCGTTCCGTATTTTTCTTTTGGAACGTTCCTTTTGTTTTAGGTTCCCATTTGTCTTTACTTTTCCAACCTCGGACAGTGCCAGCTGAAACACCCAAACGCTCAGCAATCTCAATCAGTTCAATGTTCCCATTGTGCTCTGAATAGATTTCAAATGCTTTGTCTCGGTTGGGGTCTCTTGCTCTACCCAAGCCTAAACCTCCTGCTGTTTATTTGTTTTGAAAATATAAAAAAGCCACTCAAAGAGTGACTGTATGCGGTAAGTGGGTGCCTCCCCCACCAGAGCCTTATATAGCGCTACTTTATCTCTGTCCTACAGGTTAATCAGCCTAAATCTAATTACCGCCCTGTACCCCTATTGTGATAGCTACTCACAGAGATACAACGGGAACAACTGGAATTGAACCAGTGACCTCCTAGGCTTCAACTAGGCGCTCTACCAACTGAGCTATATTCCCTTAAAAGAGGGGAGGGGTCGAACCTCCAAGGCCATCACAGCCCCCTGGCATTACAGGTAACCATCTACCAATTCTGAGACCTCTCTTTTCAATTCTTGATACTACCATTCTAACAGATTATCGTTACAGTGCACATCAAGATTGTCTAACTTTACGCAACGTTTTTAGAACGTTCCAAATTATTCCAAATGTTCTAAAATTGTGCTAAGTTCTTCAATAGCCATCTTACGCATGTTATAGTACGAACTCTTGCTGATAGCTAGTTTGTCACAGATATCATCTACATACAACTTAGTAATGTAAGTCATTCTAAGGACAGACCTACTTTTTGGATTTTTAAGCCTATTGATCATCCTACCTAATTCAAGCTTTCTGTTGATAACCTCTTTAGTATCCTGTTCTATAGCCTCTTTCATCACGACAAGCTGAGTATAGACATCATCAACTTTTCTAGCTTGTCCGCCTTGGACTTTGACATCCGTCCATTTAGGANAGCTCTTTAGCCTTGTTCACTCTCTGTCTCCTTTGTGATATAATAGTCTTATTAGGAATTTAGCTGAGGCAGAGAGTGTCTTGGCTTTTTTTCTTTTAGTAGCTATTGAGTATCTTGAGAGTTTCCTCATAACTAAGATTTACTTTAGCTTTTTGCTCCTCGTATGCTCCAAAAACTTTTGGGATTCTGAAGTAAATGATTGTAGAATTATCATGATTTTTAGTGACTGTGTAGATGTGTTTGAGTAGTTCTTTTCTAAAAGAAACGTTAGGAAAAATGACTAAAGCAGGAATTTTTACATCAGAAGGTTTTTCTTGTATTTTTCTTCTTCCTGAATACGGATATTTTTTAGGTTTCATAATCTCACCTCGTCTCCAATC